AGTATTAATATCTAACACATTGTTAAATAAATCCGCAAGTATAGATTTTATTCTTTTTGATTCAGAATAAATTTGTAACATATGACCGTTCTCATCTACAGTGGTAGATTCTTCACCGTAGATATCTAACGCCGCAGATATTTCAGGGGTATATTCCATACTTTCATAATCGTAAAATGACGCCAAACGAGTTGGTTCATAATATACGGCTTGAGTGTATAAATTACTTTCAATTTTAGTCCATTGGTTGGATAAGTAATACGTTTGTTGAGCTTGTAATTTTTCTCTTTCGTATTCTGCTTGTGAGGTAGTTTTTAATAACTCTTTTTTGTCTAACTTATATGTTGGGTAATCTTGATTTAATAACGAGTTTGGACCAAATGCCTGTGAGAGCCTTTGCCAAACTGTTAAATCTGTGTTTTTATTATTTTCCATATTCTAAATTTAAATATATTTTTCTTTATATAAATAGTTTACTTTACCCTATATTCCACCATCAGTTATTATTATATACAAGCAACACGTCCGTTGTAATTTGTTCCCATATGTTATATTTCACCTTCACTTATTGTTGGTGGGATATACGGACCCATCCAATCTGATAATACTAAATCTTTTACCCACATAAACTCGGGAGTAACACATTCATTTACCTCTACTTCAGATATAACCCAACCCTCATTTACATCCTGAACCGGATTAAATGTTAATTTTGTACACACCTCTTGTTTATTTAAAATGTCTTTTTGTTCTGTTGTTAAAATCGCTACTTTCATATTAATAAGTGTTTCTTCCAATTGATGTCATAAATGTATTAACTATTGTTTGATAATTACCCATATCTGCACTACTCATAAATCCTCCAAAACTAACCCATCCGTATCTATTTGTTGAAATTACCCCTACGGAACTAAATCTTGATAATCCTAAATATATTATTGGAGTATTATATAATACTGGACTCTCACTAAATGTTGATAAAGAATTCCCATTTTGATAACTATATGTGTAAGTACCATCATTAGACATAACAACAAAACTTCCTGAACCTAAAGGAGCATAAACCGGACCAGTAGTATTAACATTATATTCATAATAAGCTTCGTCACCCGCACCAAAATTTAAATCATTTAACGATATTCTTCCATCCATATTAGGTGTAGATGGGTCTATAAGTGCTAAATCCGCTCTGTTACTTGGAGTATTGTATGGTAAAGTTCCATATATTGAAAAGTGAGTATTCTGTAAGTCATATGGTGAAAATAAACCATAAATTCTAGATATATTAACAACCGAATTAATTCCATTACCTTTCATTCCCATTGAATTGAATGTCCAACCACCAAAAATATTTAAATCAGCGGCGTCATTTCCATTGGCGTTAATCGCTTGTGTTGCCGAGGTTAAACCTAACATTGGATAAAAACCTTCTAACACACTATAGAAAGTAGGACCTGCTTGAGTATTATTACCTTGTAAATCATTAAATAACGTATCCAATGCTAATGCTGTTGTATAATCAATTGAACCACCTGCCGCGATAACTTGTGAGGCATAAGCAAACGCTTCAGGATTAGTTATTGGTAACGCTGATGTCGTTATAGTTGGTGTAGGTGTCTTAGTAGGTGTTACAGTATTTGTTGGTGTCGGTGTTACTGTATTTGTAGGTGTTATAGATGGTGTTTGAGTATTTGTTGGTGTTATAGATGGTGTTTGAGTATTAGTTGGAGTATTTGTTGGTGTTGGAGTTGGAGTTGGTTTTAAACCGTCACTTACTGGTGTAGGTTTAGGAAAATGTTTAGTAATATTAATGTTATCACCACCTTTTACCGTAAAAATACCCTGTCCTTCAACATTAAGTTTTGAGCCCGCAATAATATTACCTGATTTTTTTCTACTAACAAAAAAACCCGATTTAAAATTATTTTCTACAATAAAATTATTTGGTCTTATTTCTTCGTTAAAATCAAGATTTATATTTACGGAAACATCAATACTTTTCTTTCTATCTGAGATACCCATTTATTCTTTTTAAATAAATATTACATTCCACCAAATAACCATCCATATTTTTGATAATCATCACGACTAACTTGTTGACCGTTAAATTGGTTCATTCTATCTTGATAATGTGGGATTACAGGATTAAAATTAATGTTTTCTTTAATCGCCTCATTATTACTCACAGACCAAGAATCAATCATTGCTTTGGTTTGTTCAGTAACCTTTGTTAATTTACTAAAAGAAGATTCGGCAACATATGTTGCCATAGCAAGAGACATAATTAAATCATCGTGATGTCCTTTTTGGTGGTCAGGTCGACCATTGATATATACAAAGGTGTTCATTTCATTATATAAACGAGAACTATAAATTCTAAATTTATGTCTCATCGCTTCTTCAAACGATGCAATAATCTGAACCCTTTTATTGTTAAAGTTTAATCCCGGGATTTTATCCATTGCTTTTGGGTCGTATTTCCATTTGTTGGATAAATCAACACCATCAACATATAAATCTCGATAATTCATTTCTTGAAGTTTTCTTGATGTTGAAACACCCATCCCACCAGTGATATCAATAACAACAAAACAAGAATATATTGTCGCCCATTTATGGCAAATTTCTGCCATTGTATCCGGAGGTAATTTACCCACATATTCGGCAACTTGTTCCATCGTGTCAAAATCAACAATTTGAAATGAACTAAAATCCTCTGAATCTCCACGGGAAACGTCGACCCCCATAATGTATTTATGTCCAACAACAGGTTCTTTCCAAATCCAAAGGGCGTTACCCATTAATTTGTTAATTGGTTCTAATATTTGATTTTCACGAATGTTTTGCATCATTAAAGAATCAAATACATTATCCCCGGAACCTAAGAAGTTACATTCTAACTCCTGAGATACTTTACGTTTATCGTATTTTAATTTTTTTACCATCGCCTCAAACCAAGATGAACAAGGTTTGTATCCGTCAGACATTAATAATTTAACATCATCAAAGTTTCTGGCGTCGTATGATTTACTACCCCAATCAATAAAATCATTAGGGTTATATTCTTCTTTATTTAATAGAAAATGGATTATGTTGTCCGTTTTAACAAAATATAAATCTTTTGTATATCTAGGGTCACGATACCAAAACATTTCCGTAATTTTGAAATCATTCATATTACGTAACGCTTGGTCGTAAATTTCGTAGTAAATTGCGTCATATCCGTTAGGTGTTGAAACCACAATTACTTTACCCCCCGTAGATAAGGATGCCATACAAGCAGACCAAAAGTCACTATCGGCTTCAATAAACGCCGCCTCATCAAATACAAGTATGGTAGGTGTAAATCCACGCAAAGCATCCTTAGATGTTGCAACGGCTTTAACCTCACACCCATTTGTTAATTTATAATGTCTTTGGGAATTTTTTGCTTTATCAAAATCCACACCTGTCCAAGACGGCCATTGTCCTACAAACGATTTAATTTTGTTTGCCATCTCCAATGATGTATCCAACTTGTTGGCAATAATCAATATTTTTTCGGGAGTTTCTTTTCTTGCGAATACAAGTTTTTTAGACATCCAAGCCGCGGTAACTGTTGATACCCCGGCCTGTCTGTATTTTAATGCTATATTCTCATTGTATTCTTCGTAATCATTAAGTAATGTTACTTGGTCCGGAAAAAGTTCCAACGGAACATATTTTTTAACGGTGTTATCGTAAGTTTCTAAATACGTTTTAAGTGCGTATTCAATATCTCTACTACATTTTACGTATTCTATTAATACTTGTTCTCTTGTTAAGTTTGACATACATATTGTTGTCGGTAATTTTTAGAATCCTAACGCAGATAAATCAATATCATCTAAGTCATCTAAGTCGTCAAATCCGTAATCACCATAATTTTCACTATCATCCTCATCATCTTCGTCGTCAGACATTTTTGATTCATATTCGTGTTTTTTAAGGATTTCAACGATTTCGTTAACCATTCTATTTATTACCTCTTTTGCTTCAGGTTTATCAGCCATAATAGCTTTTGATAATACTACAAAGTCCTTCG